GGCTGACGTTGCGGCCACGGGAGCGCGGTGGCGTTGACATCACCTGCAGGCCAACGGTATGAGGCAGTACGTCCTTGAAATTGAATACACCATCGTTGTGGAAAGCGACAGCGACGACCCGGAAGCAGTATCAGATGACTTTGTGGCGCGGCTCACTGAGTTAGCGCCGTCTAATGATCACATCCTGGGCTTATCGGTTCAGGTGCTACCCATCCCCGAATTGCGTGGATCATTTGATTGATGGCTCCAACCTCGTATCAAAACGCAGCGCAAAGCATCAATTTAGACAGCAAATTTTTGAGGCATGGAATCACCAATGCGCTTACTGCGGCGTTCCGGCTGATACGTTAGACCACGTCAAGCCACGGCATAAGGGCGGCGCCACAGTTGCTAACAATCTTGTACCAGCGTGCAAGAATTGCAACCGTCGCAAGGGCAGCGAAGAATGGCGGGAGTGGTTTAACCGCCAGGAGTCATGGACCGTCGATCGCGTTCTAAAGATTCAGGACTGGTTGATTGATTCAGCATCTGATGATAAAAAATGATTGCTTGCCAATCTTGCGCGTGATCTTTGCACATGCCGTTTAGACAAACTCGCCATACATCACCGTGTTTTTCAATCGTTGGTTCCAAGTGGCGTGCCTGCCAGTGGATTGCTCATCAGCATACGGAGGCGCATGATGCCACGCTGCTCAATGCTGTGCAATCGTGTCTTGCTAATGCCTGTCATGCGCTCCAGTTCTGACCAGGTAATCGGCTGGCAGATCATCCGTGCTTTAAGGACTGTTTGCGTTGTCTCGTCAAGGTATTTTGCGAAGCATTCCATTACATTTTGTATATCTTGACGGATTGCAACGTCTTCTTGATTGGATGCAGGATCTGCAATTGTTTCTGCAATAGTGTTGCTTTCAGAGTCTGAAATGAACTGATCCAAGCTGGTGACGCGGTAGCTTTGCCGCAGCAGCATTGATAGGTCCTTGGGATCCATGTCCAAATGCTGTGCTACTTGGCTGGTGCTAGGCGCTTCGCCCAATTGATGACCGAGGTCTTGGATGGTGCGGTTGACCTTATACAGCATCTCATGCACACCAATCGGCAGCCGGATCATGGCGTCATAACTGATCAGTGCCCTGGTAATGCCTTGCCGGATCCACCAGTAGGCATAGGTCGAAAACTTGTAACCCCTGGTGGGGTCGAATAAGTCCACGGCGCGGGATAGGCCGATATTGCCCTCTTGGATCAGGTCCATCAGCTCAAGGGTCTTGTTCTGCCGTTTGTCGTATTTGCGGGCGATATGCACGACAAGCTGTAAGTTGGACTGAATAAACCGCTGCCGGGCGCGTTCACCGCTGCGCATTTCGCGCTGTTCATCCTTTGTTAAAGGCCTTTCCAGTTGCTGCAACTCTTTAAGCCTTGCGACCCGCCTGCCAAGTTGTATCTCTTGCTGCGGTGTCAACAATGGATATTTGGCGATACTGTTGAGATAATCTTTGATAGAGTCCGACATGATGAATCCATTGGTTCACACGATAGAAGCACAATTTCACGGCGCTGCCAATGCCCAGGTGTTGCGTCAGCTACACGAGCATCAAGACTGGAATGCGCTGCTGGAATATGCACTGCTGCTGGCAGAGCAAGAAGCCAGCCAGCGATCACAAATCAACTGGCTGGTACGTGAGGCTGCTAGTTCATGCAGCGTCGAGCCGTGGCATTTGGCCGCTGCTGAGGAACTGCTTGGAGGCTGACACAAGTTGGTCGTTGTTGTAACTGCCGGTCAGGGCGTAGCTAAGTGCTGGCCGCTGGCTCATGCGGAAGAACACCATCTGACCGATCTTGAGTCCTGGGTAGATCGGCAGCGGCTGCAACTGGCGGGCATTCTTCAGCTCTAGCGTTAGCGCACTGCCATGCCAACCGGGGTCGGCGTACCCGGCGTGCAGGTTTTCGTAACCTTCACGGGCGCGACTGGACTTGAGGAAAAACAGCCCGGCCACGTCCTCAGGCATGACAAAGGTTTCGATCGTCTGCGCCAGGATGAACTGCCCTGGCACCAACTGATACGGATGTTCAGCGGTGTAGTCCTTAATCGACAGCGGAATCATCTGGTGTGATTCCACCGACTCAAGCATGATCAGATTGCCAAGTCGCAGGTCAAGGCTGGCAGGATTGATCAGTTCCGGCTGATAGTCATGCACCATGCCCTGCTGGATCAGGTCATGGATCTCGGTGTCACAGAGGATCATGTCTCAGTTGTGGTTTTTTGTTGACTGTGATGATGTCATGGGCTGAAACCTGCAGCTCATGTGGCTGGATTGTGTACCAACGGCAGTTGCAACTGGTGCATTTACGACGCCGGATGATGCCTTTGTCGGTGCTGTTGGTAGCGATCACATAAGTGCTGTACCCGTTGCAGTTAGGGCATTGAACTTGAATCGCGGGCATTTTCTAGATCTTGTGCCATAACTGCTGCACTGCGCAGCATGGTGCTGAGTTTGATCGGGCGCATGTCTTTCCAGCAGGCATACCTAATGGCATGACGGAAGCCCATGCTAATGTTGCCGTCGCCTAGCTTGCGAGCAGCTTCGATCTCTTCACGGCTCATGCGGATGTTGACCGTGAAGTTGCGGCCTTTGTTTAACCGATCAGCCACTGCATGTACCAATTGGCTTTGCGCAAGGATTCAGTGCCTTGCTTGTGCTTTTCACGCCAGACATACTTAAGCACATTGCCTTTGCAGTAACCCCGGAACTCCTCCGGGGTCAGTGCTGCCTGGATTGCCTCGATGCACTCAATGCCGCCTTGTGTGTAGTGCGGCGGGTGGTTGACGATGTCAGTCATCCTGCTTTAGCTCCATCAGCTTGAGAATGTACTCAGCAAAGGCGACGTGGGTCATGACGGCATGGGTGCCTGGAGGCACCCCATAGCTGTCACGCCACCATGCCTCAAACGCTGCCTTGATTGATGTGCTGTTCATAAAGCCCCGTGTAGAGTGCGTGCATTGGGTGGTCGGGCTTATCCCGGCCATCCTCGTGGTATAAGCGCTCAAGCAGCTCCTGCCGCTCGTTGTCTTGCTTGATGTCGCTCATCAGAATGCAGCCTCTGACTCAGTTGCCTTAGCCCGTGGCAGGTACTCAAACCGCTGCACGTTCAGCACATGCTTGCTGCGCTTGGCGCCGGACTCCTTGTCAGTCCAGTCCTGGCGGCGGATGGCACCAGTCACCATGATGCTGTCACCTTTTTTGCAGTTGTCGGCAATCATCTCGCCGCCCTTGCCCCAGACTTCTACATCAATTGCATTATTGATGTAATTGCCTTCCTTGTCTTTGCCTTCGCTGATGCCGCCACCGAAGTTGCAAACACAAGTGCCAGAATCAAAAAACTTAATTTGCGGTTCGCTAATAATACGAACAACACCGGTTGCATAAAGGCTCATGGATTGATGGGGGTAATGGAATTGGATTCTTCAAAGGCCAGCACATCCGCTATGGGATACCTGACCCGCGATTCGCCTAGTGGCAAACCGAACCGTGGGACCGTGTAGTAAGACGGTCCTTGGCCGCGCAGCCGCTGGGATTTAATGCTGCTTGGCTTCAAGCCCCAGCGTGCTGCTAGTTGTTCAGTCGTCAGATACAAGTTCAGCCTCCTTTTCAAGCATCTGCTGCAGCAACTTGTCGTGCTGCTCTTGCGTCAAGTCGCCGTCTTCTAGCCGCTTTGCCATACGCGGTTGCAGGTCCTCAAGGTCCTGCAGGGTTTTGGCCTTGGCGATAGCAGCGGCACCAGCAGTGAAGGTCTTGCTCGTGTCCTTGGCCTTGACAGCAGGCAGTGCAGGTGTGGCCTCAGTGGTGACCGTTACGGGCTCACTGGCCTGGTCCATCTCGTCGGTGGTGTACACCCCGGACATGTCGGCAGGGAATGCCTTACGCAATGCCAGCGCCTCAGAGCATTTGGCGATCATCGCGGCGGGCATCTTGGACCACAACCCTTGGCCAGCGTTGTAGTCCGCAAAGCGGGCAACACCAACAAACGGATGCTGGCTGCCTTTGCGCCAGATGGTGGTCTTGGCTGCTGCCGGCGGTTTGGATGCAAGCCACACATCACGCCAGTCGCCTTCCTCACCACACCATTCGGTCTGGCTGCCGTCAAGCTGGCCAGTGCGCTCGGCAATGGCACGGAGGCCATCAATGCCGGCTTGGATGGTCATCTTGCCGCCACGCTTGATGGCGTAAATCTGCTTGCTAAACGGATCAAGACCGGTGCGCTGGCAGGCATAGGCAAACAGCCGCAGCTCGTCGTTAGTGCAGCCTGGTGCGATGGTGCTGCTGATCAGTTGGACCTGGTCGGGGGTCCAGGTGGTGATTGCTGTTGACATTAGAAGGTTTCAGTTTCGATGGGATTTGTCGCCCACTTAGGCAGGCTGATGGTCTGAATGATCGTGTCGCCATAACCCGGCCATACGTCAACCGCATGGCAGGCAGCGATCACGTCCATGCCATTGTCCCGCATGGTCCGCCCTAATGCAAGGGCTTCGGTATCAAGTTCATAAACCCCGACCCCATGCGGGTATGTCTTCTCGACCGCCACGAACACAAACCGCTCAGCGCCGTGCAGGCCAGCGAGGTAATGCGCCGCTTGGATGTGGTAGCCGAAGGTGGCCACACTACGGGCGAATGCCTGCGGGCTGGCATCGGTGGTGGTCTTGATGTCCACGATGGTGCTGCCTTGGTACCAGTCCGGGCGGCACTTGCAGCGCAGTCCTGTAGCAGGGTCGGTCCACCAGAAGGACTGCTCGGCCTTGCCGTCAGCCAGCAATGCCGCTGCTGCAGGGTGCGCCTGGACTGCAGCGCTCATGCCCATGGCCAGTGCCATGTCGCTGCTTGTGACTACCTCGATGCCCTCGGCCTCCATGGCCGCAGCTTGATCCTTACCGGCCTTGGTGTTGCGCGGTGCGCAGATGCCGTAGCGGTTCAGCAGCTCCTCTGGTTCGAGGATGGCGCAGTGGGCAAGGCTGCCCAGCTTCATCGCAGCGGTCGGCTCAACCGGCTTGCGGTTGGGGTCAACGTACCGGCTCCAGTAGTGGTAAGGCGATTGCATTACCGCCTTCAGATGACTGGCGCTGACGGCTGGGTCGGCGTGGTAGTCAGCGTTAGAGATCGTCATTTCTGCCTCAGTTGGCGGTGGATCAGGGTCTGCGGTCCAAAGCAATGCAGCAGTTGCGGGAATGCTTGCAGCAGGACCTGACGGTTGCTGGGGTCAGCAACGAGCCCTGCATCAGCAAGGCGTGAGATAAACCCGCCGCCGTGCTGCTTGGCGGTCTGGAATGTCCAGAAGTCGTCTGAAGTCATGGGTAGGATGGCTTTGGTAGGGATGACGGGGGTGTGGCGCCCCCGTCGTTTTCTATGCGAGCGCTAGGCGGACGCGGTAGCGGCTGATGTGCATGTGCTCCGCAATACGGCGCTGCGACCAGCCATAGCCACGCAGCCGCTTGGCGCGTTGCTCGGTTGACTCCGTTGCCCATAGCAGCACCAGCAACGGCAACAGCAACAGGGCAAGGATCAGGGTCAGTGTGGTTGTCATGGGTGGAATTTGCAGTGCAGGCCGGTTGCC